GAAATTATGAATGATCTTGCAGAGGCAGGTCCTGAGTGGACTGGCGAGTTTCAAGACAGCTGGATTGCAATTCCAGTAGGCACTGGAGCGTCTGGATCAACAGGAGGCGGCTATCCATACACATTGGATGACGTTCCGCGATTATCTACTTCAATCAAAGAAACAGCGCGAGCAAAGAAATTTGAAATTGTAAATACGCAACCTTACGCAGCGTATGCGCTTGATCTAGAAGAAGGTGTATTTAGGGGAGGCATAAGATCTAAAAACCCAGCAGGTAACGTTGTTGCGACTGGCTCTCGTCCCGTTCCTGGGCGTCGTGGTGATGTTTCTGGCGAAGGAAGTGCTAGAAGCACAGCTCCTTTGGATTGGTACAGCACCTATCTAAATGGTGGCGAGGCGCAAAAAGCGTTAGGAAGAGGCGTAGCCTTTGCTTTTAAGAGTAAGCGATGAGATACCAAGAAATTCGCGCAGCTATCGAAGGTCCGCTCCAAACAGCATTTGCAGGGCTAACTCCTGCAGTGCCTGTGTTTTTTGATGGAATTACAGCAGCGCCTGCAAACGCAACAACTGAGTACGTTCGAGTCAACGTCACTTTTGGCTTGACCACTGAAGTTACTTTGACAAGCAATCTTGATTTTGCTCGTGGCAGTGTAGTTATTCGCGTCTATAGCGAAAAGGGAAAAGGTCCCGTTAGGAATCAAACTTTATTGGATACTGCAGTAACGACTCTGACAAGTTTGTCGGCTTCCACGCGAGATGATTCAGGCATTTATCTGCGTCCTGGGGCGATCAACGGCCCGACATTTTCGGCAGATGAAGCGAGCCCACATTTTGTGGGGCGAATCGATACGTCGTTTACTGCAGAGGATCAGGATTAGATGTTTTGTTGCCTACGCCGTTTTACGAATGGCTACCGTCCTTTCGGGCACCTCTGGAGCCCTTTATTACAAGCCTGCTGGCACTTCCGGCACCTTTAAGGCTGCTGATGTCACCAACGCCAGTGACACCATCAATGTTGGCGCCTACCTGAACTTCAAGGTAAACGACAAAGTTGTCTTTGGTGCTGGCGGTGGCACGCTGCCTGGTGGTCTGACCGCAGGCACTGCTGTTTTCATCAAGACTTACACCGCTTCCACAGGTGCCGCCACTTTTAGCTCAACTGCTGGCGGTTCTGTTCTTAGCTTGACCAGTGACGGAACTGACGGCACTAGCGACTTCACCATCAAGTTTGATGAGTTTCAGTCAGTCGCAAACGTTCGGTCTTGGACGTTTGAGGTGACCCGTGAAGAGATCGACACCACCAGCATCGGTGTAACGCTCGGACAGACTGCTCCGTTCCGTACTTTCATTTCTGGCTTTGCCGATGGTTCCGGCTCTGCTGAGGTGTACTTCACCGATGATGACAGCGGCATTTCGGCTCGCTTGATTGAAGACGTGACCCAGCGTTTGCAGTCTGGCGCTACGTTCAAGCTGTATATGGACGCAGTGTTGTCTTCTGGAACGCCAGACGACACCAAGAGCCGCTCGATTGAAGTTGAAGCTGTTCTGACTTCAGCTAGCTTCTCCGTCAACCCGGATGACGCCCAAACTGTGTCGGTTAGTTTCCGCCCAACAACTGCTCCTACGTTCGACTTCAGCAAAAGCTGATTAGCTTACAGCGACGCAAGCTCCCGGCATTTGTCGGGGGCTTTTTTAATGCTAATGTAGTAGCACAATCAAACGGATATTCATGGCACTTCGCGCCATTGATCGCCTCAAGAAAGCCGCAAATCTCGAGGCAGTCAAAAGGGTTGTTGAGCTTTCAGACGGCACTGAGTTTGAAATGTGGGTAACGCCGTTAACGATGGCGGAACGCGAACGCGCTCAAAAACGTGCTGGATCGGATGACGCCAATGCGTTTGCGCTCCAACTGCTGATTGCAAAGGCTCAAGATGAAATGGGCAACGCTCTGTTTGTTGCTGGTGAGATTGACGTCCTTAAGAACGAAGTGAAGGACAAGGATCTTCAAGCCTTGATGCTGGCAATTTTGACTGACGACGAAAAAGAGGCAATCGACCCAAAATCCTGAGCGCTGAGCTTCGGAAGGACAACTGGCTCATGCTTCAGTTTGGCGTAGCCAAGGAACTAGGCATGAGCTTAACGGAGCTTAGGGCGACGATGACAGCAGAAGAGATCATCGGCTGGAGTGCGTATTTTCAGGTGATCAACGAGGATCAAGAGAAGGAGTTAGCAAAGGCGAAGCGGCGCAGGTAAAGTGTTGATAGTGCAGCGTCGTTCAAGCTTTGGCTGGGTCCTATCAGGCGAAGATCGACGTAATCATCGGTGGCCTTAGAGAGGTTGCCGCGCTTGAAGGACGGCTGGAGTCACTTCAGTCCACCATTAATGCGATTAACAAAGCTCCCGTTGATTTAAATGTAGGCGGAAGAGGAAAGGGAAGAGACCTTTCGGGCAAGCTTTCTAGGAATGTTAATGACCTTGTACGCAACTTTAATAACTTTGGCAAGTCTTTTTCTTCCGTAAACAAGCAGGCAGTATTGTTTGGCGACCTAATGTCGCAAACGGCGCTAAAGTCTACAGGTGAGTTCAAGAAACAAGATGTAGCTGTTAGGAACCTCGCAACAGCTTACACAACGGCGACAAGTGAGGCTGCAAGGTTTGAACGACAGCAGGTCAATTTAATTAGAACGTCTAGGAATCTTCAAACTTCTACTGAAAGAGAGATAGAGGTGTTAAGGCGTCGAGCAAAAGTTTCTAGGTTGCAAGAAAGAAGGCGTAGGGGTCAAAACCTGCAGCAAGATATTTTGCTTGGCGCAGGTTTCCCACTGTTGTTTGGCGGTGGAGTAGGCGCAGTGGCTGGCGGGCTCGGTGGAGCGTTGGCCGGAGGAGGAAGAGGAGGCTTTGGAGCGCAAGTTTTTGGAAGCGCTATTGGTCAACAATTTGATGCTCTTGTAGCAAAAGCTGTCAATCTTGGAAAAGCACTTAATCCGCTAACTTTTGATCTTGAGGCAGTCGCAAGTGCTACTGGAATCGCAGGAACCGAAACTGTTCAGTTTTTAAAAAACATTGAAAGGTATGCAGGAGCAGCAGAGGCTGCACGTTTAGCAACACAGCTTTTGGAGACTCGCATAGGAAAAGAAGGAAGACAAGCTCTTCAAGATTTTGGCAAAGCTGCTCAGGATCTTGGAAATGATTTGAGCACTATTTTTACGCAGGTATTAGCAAATATCGTCAAAGTTGCAGGGCCTCTCTTGGAGGGGCTGGTTAAATTTTCTGGGCGAGTAGCAGATGTTGGAGCATTTAAGGCCCGAACTGATCTTGAGGGAACCGACAAGCTGGCTCAAGACATTCTCAACGCTAATCTTGGCAAAACAGGAACAGGCGGGCTGGGTGTAAGCAGTATTGGCGCCAGTGGAATCAAAGTGAGAGCAAGAAAGTTGTTAGGGCCAGATGCTGACTTAAGCGATAAAGCTCTTCGTGAGTTTGCCGTTCAAAGGGCTGAAAGTTCTCAAAAAGAACTTGAATCGTCCGTATTGGACGAGATAAAGCAGCTTTCTGCCCAACTAACGCCACCTTCAGCGGAAGACAAAACTGCTGAGCGGCTTGCCGAAAGGACTAGGGAGCAAAATGCAGCAGCTGTAAACAGGCTTGCAATTTCAAAAGCTGAGCTTGCTATAGCTCAGGAAGGCAGTGAGCTTTCAAGGATTGAGCTTGAATTTGATTTAAAACGCACAAAATTGCAGCAAGAATATACCAAGTTGATCTCTAAAGCCTTGTCCGACCAAGAGAAGGAGACGCTTAGAAAAGCGCAAAAACTTGATCTTGAGCTTCTAAGTGTTGAGCAAAACGAGGCCATTAGTGGCCACATGCGTGATCAGTTTGAATCCGCTATGCAGCTAAATAACGAGCTTTTGCAAATCCTTCCGCAAACCACTGAACTTAGCGATGAATTTAAATCTTTAGCCAACACTATTAACAACGAAATTGTCAGCGGAATTGAAGGAATGATTGCTGGAACAAAAACCTTAGGTCAGGTTGCTAGCAACATTCTTAAAAAGATTGCTAGCCAAATGCTTCAGACCGCGATCATGGGTCCGCAAGGTTCTAGTGGAATTGTCGGAACAATTTTTCAAGCACTTGGCTTTGGTTCAAGCCCTCTTCAAGGTTTTGCTCCTGAAATTAAAACCCGTAACATTAAATTTTTTGCAAACGGCGGCCGTCCGCCTGTTGGTCGTCCGTCAGTTGTAGGAGAACGCGGACCTGAGTTATTTGTTCCGCGTTCTACTGGAACGATCGTTCCAAACCATGCAATGGGCGGCGCTACCGTGAACGTGTCTGTTGATGCTTCTGGATCGTCTGTTGAAGGCGATGCCGACCAAGCTGGACAACTCGGCAAGGCTATCGGCGTCGCGGTACAACAGGAACTGATCAAGCAAAAACGTCCTGGAGGCTTGCTCGCTGTCTAATGGCTAATTTCCCAGACTTTGATCCCGCACCGGGACTAACTAAATCCAGCGCACCAACTACTCGGAAGGTTCGTTTTGGAGATGGTGTGGAAAAACGGCTGAGCTTTGGCTTGAATCAAAATCTCAAGATTTTCAACTTGACCTTCAATGTGTCCGAGTCTGAATCAGACACGATTGAAGCGTTCTTGGATGCACGCGCTGCTGATGCAGATTCGTTTAGCTATACAGCACCCGGCGAGTCAAGCGCATCTAAGTTTGTTTGTGAAGAATGGAGCAAGTCGATTCCGTTCAATGATCGTGCCACGATCCAAGCAACTTTCCGTCAAGTCCCTGAATCGTAATGGCAGTAGCAGTTTGGTCTGGTAGCACTGCATTTTCAGTTGGCGACATCAGACGTGCCAGCGCCCAACAGCCGTCTGGCTTGTTTTTTCGATGCACGACAGCTGGCAACTCAGCCAGTGCAGAGCCAAGCTGGCCTAACAACGTTGGCGACACCGTTACAGATGGAACCTGTGTATGGACAGCTATTGCTTCTGCATTTGAAGAGCTAGCCAAGATAAATCCAAGCGCAATCATTGAGCTATTTGAGTTGAGATTGGACTCGGCGCTTCACGGCAGTAATGACATTTATCGCTGGCACGCAGGCACCAATGCTGATGTGACGGGCAACATCGTGTTTGGTGGTCAAACCTATGAGCGGATTCCGGTCAAAGCAGATGGGTTTGAGTACACAAATACTGGTACATTGCCGCGACCTACGTTGACGGTGAGCAACCTGGGCAGTGAAATTACAGCGATTCTGCTGGTTGTGAACGCAACGACCAAAGGCAATGACCTTGGTGGAGCGGAGGTTCGCCGAATCCGAACGTTGAAAAAATATCTTGACGGAGAAAGCGCAGCTGACCCTAATGTTCAGTTTCCGCAAGAGCGGTGGTTTATTGATCGCAAAGCAAGTGAGACACGGGATGCTGTGTCTTTTGAGCTAGCCAGCAAATTCGATTTAGCTGGGCAATCCATTCCAAAACGACAGTTGATCGCCAACGTGTGCCAATGGAAGTACCGCAGCAGTGAGTGCAGCTATGCCGGCACTAATTACTTTGACGTTAACGGCAACAGTGTCACAACGGAGGCTGAGGACGTTTGCGGGAAGCGAATAGCCAGCTGCAAGTTGCGGTTTGGCGAGAACAATGAACTGCCGTTCGGCT